GACGCGCAAGGATTGTGACCTGCTTGGTCTGAGCCAGCGGCCAGGTTTGCACGGTGACGTGAAGCTAAACAAGATGGTGGACGCAGTGAACCTGGTGCAGCGCACTAAGTTCCGCATGAACCCCACTGTTCTGGAAGCGCACCGCTGGGTGATTCAGCAAGACATACCGTGCGAACTGTACCCTGCGTTTGTCGAGAAGCCTACGTTTACGGAAGACGTGTGGGACGTGACCGAGACACGGGTTGCAGCACGGGCAGCGCTCAAGACAGCACGGGTGCAGCGCACCAAGAACCTGCCCCGGCGTAGCACTGCGGCAATCAATGACGTGCACATGCACATGTACGAGGGCAAAGAGTTCCACATGCCAGCGGCAATGGGTGTCTTCGGGCGCATCATGTACCGCCCGGTGCTTAATCCGCAGGCTAACAAAGGTGTGCGTGGTTGCATGGAATTTGCACACGCCGAGACCTTGGCCGGGGACGAGGCAGTAGAAGAATTGTTTATCTCAATCGCTAACGATTGGGGTCAAGACAAGACCACGCTGAAGGAACGAGTGGCGTGGGTTGAGGACAACGATGCGATGCTTCGTCGTGTCGCTGCGGACTATCAGAAATCTCAAGAGTGGTTAGACCAAGAGGCTCCAACAATGGCCCTGCGTGCCGCCCTTGAGTACGACGCGTTTAAAAAGGAGGGCCACGCACTTGAAAGCCATTACATTTGTTACAGGGACCAGACGTGTAGTGGTCCCAGCCACTTTAGTTCTATGCTGCGGGATAGTGACGCTTACGCTGATCTTGGCTTGGTTGCTACACAACAGCGACCTGACATTTATTCTAAGATTGCTGAGCGCGCTGTTGAAATAGCACGTGAGATAGGCACACCAGTTTGCCAAGCCATTGCGCGCAACGGTATCCCACGCAGCATAGCAAAAGGTGTCGTCATGCCGGGTGGCTACGGTGGCACAAAGCTAGGCACCTACCGCAAACTGCGAGACGAAATCGTAGGGGCCAGCGTTGCCGGGGAAATCGAAAAGCCGTTTGAAAGCACGTACGATTACAGCAAAGCGCTGAACGAGGTTGTCTGGCTAGCGTACGAAGAACGGCTTAGCCGCACACGTGATGCGATGAAGTGGTTGCGAGCGGTGGGCGGTGCGTTTGGCAAACGAAACCTGCCTGTGTCTTGGGTTTCACCGAGTGGTCAGCCTGTAAAGATGGCGAAGTGGACCCGTCGTGAGCGCAAGATCGAAACGCTGATCGGTGAACAACTGTACAAGCCGACGTACTGGCAGGACACCAACCAGTTAGACCTGCACAAGATGCGTAACACCCTGCCCGTTGCCTTGGTGCACAGCTACGAAGCCGGGTTTCTCCACAACGTACTGGCTAGGTTAGGCGCAGACACCATGCCCGTGACCAGTGTTGTACCTATCCACGATTGTATTGGCGTCCACGCTAACGCCGTGCAGCAAACAATAAGGACACTGAAAGATGAGTGGTTCGAGCAATACCACGACCAAGAAATTTTTGAGCGGCATTACGGCGAGTGGCAAGCGCTCTGCCCGGAAATCCCCGAGCCGCCAGCAACCGGAAGCATCCCCTTCGACCTCACCCGAAGCGACTATTTCTTCCACTAAGCCCAAACAAACACGCAAAAGAAAGGCAAAGACTTGTGAGACGTGCAAGCACTTTTACGAAAGAAAGGTTGGCGACCAAACGCTGCGGACCGAGTGCCGCAGATGGCCTAGCCCCGTATCAGTCCCTAACGACTACGGATGCGGAGAACATGCGGCTTCGACTAATAAAACTCAGTGACGACCTGAGCATGTCGATCAGTACGGATGGCACTGCGTGTCTGTACGATAGCCATGAGCTTGAAAAGATTGAGAACGTTGAGTCCAGCAAAGAACAACTGGCGCTGCTCGACCGTGCCACGATTGTGGACTTGGACGCTGACGAGGTGCATGCGATTGCGCAACTGCTGAGCTTGCACGTCGTTTATTCTATGATGACAGAAGACGAGGATGATTCCGATGACAATTCAACCTATCACTGAGGCGTATCAAGTACGCAAGGTTATGCTTGGCCGCTGCTACCTTATGAACAACGTACAGCGCAAGTGGTTCTATAACGTGCTGAACCCAAGCAAGATCACGGGAAACTATGAAGTTGCTATCGGCATTCCCGAAGCTGCATGGGAAGCGTTGCAGGATGATTGGAACACGGCCTTCGATAGCTGGGGCATTGACCGGGACAGCAAGATTGAACGGGTCACTGAGTTTGATGAGAAACTGCGCGTGGTGCGAACGGCGCGAAAATACCAGAACAAAGACGGGTCTGAGTGGGCGCAGCCAAAGATTTTCGATAGCCGGGGACACCCGGTGAAGCCCGACCTGATGCTAGGTCACGGGTCAATCATTCGGCCAACAATCCTGCTGCGGTCAACAGAGAAAGGGGGTCAGCATTTCATGCAAGTGCAGCCTGCTTCCTTCCAGCTCATTAAACTTGAACAATTTGTGGGAACTTACGATGCCGTTGAAGAGGAAGGGGCGTTCGTCGCCGGGTCCGAGTACGCGCCAGTCTCGGGTGGGTACGTCGCGGAATCTGAGGTCCAGGCCGAGTTCTAATCCCGGACAACTTCACGACGATGAAGGGTTAATCAAAGGGTTCCGCTCTCAGTTTGAAGAACGCATCGCAACGGACTTGGTGTCGAGAGGTATCAGGTTCCGTTACGAGCGCGAGCGGGACAAGCTAACTTGGATTAAGCCTGCGACCCATCACGTCTACACCCCTGACTACGTGCTGCTTCTACCCGGCAACAGACAGATTTACGTCGAAGCCAAGGGGCGGCTCACAGGAGAGGACATGGCGAAAATGATTTTCATTGCGCGCCAGTACCCAGGGCTAGACATACGATGGCTGTTCGCAAATGCGCGCACGTCAGCGGGGAGACAAAAGAAAAACGCTGGCGAGTGGGCTACCAAACATGGATTTACTTGGGCGGAAAAGGTGGTGCCGGACGAATGGTTGAGGTGAGAGAACGGGAGGGCGCACTACGCAGTCGGTTGCCGTGTCCGATGGATGGTTGCAACAGTAGTGACGCTTACGCTGAGTATTCAGACCACGGGTTTTGTTTTTCTTGTCAGCGCACAAATTGGTTTGACTCAGCTAAGGTCGTAGAGATTGAGCCTGTGCGCCGCAAGGTTACTCGGGGTCAGGTGCAAGCCATACCCCAGCGTGAACTGCGTAACATTCAAGTTCTGAAGCGCTACGGCTACAAGGTTGACGAGGAAGGCAATCACATCGCTCCGTTCTACGGGCCGAAGGGTTTGGTTTGCGTCAAAGTCCGAACGCCAGACAAACAGTTCTACGTGCAAGGTGAACAGACAGATCGCTTGCCGCTCTTTGGGCAAGGACTTGAGGCACCGCACAAGAGCAAGACGTTGGTGATTACGGAAGGCGAGATTGACTGTTTGACCATCGCGTCTCTGCGGCTGGAAGACTATCATTGCGTCTCGCTTCCGCAAGGTAGCAACAGCGCCAAGACTGTGCTGCGCCAAGAGTCTGAGTGGAACTACCTGACAAGCTGGGGGACCGTTGTCTTAGCGCTTGATGGTGACGAGAACGGTGCGGAAGCCACCGAGACGTTGGCAATGGCGTTGACAACGAGCGGTCAGGACGTGGCTGTGCGTCGGGTGCGCTGGCCCAAGGGGTTCAAAGACGCAAACGACGTGCAGGTTAAAGGTGGACCCGAGCAAAACCTCAGTGCGTTAATCACGGGGGCGGCACCGTGGCGACCTGATGGCATCCATGCTGCTCGTGACCTGCTGCATTTGTTGCTTGAGGAAGAAAAGCCTGGTCTCAAGCCGATGTTTAGCTGCATCGAAGACAAGCTGAAGGGCTACCGTCCCGAGCTTTGGACCATTGTTGCAGGCACGGGTATCGGCAAGTCTACGCTGGCTAGCCACTTGGCTTGGGACTTGATAGCTAATCACAACGAACCCGTTGGGATAATGTTTCTGGAAGAAAACAAAAAGAAAACCTTGCAGCGGTTGATTGGCATTAACATTGGGCAACCCTTGTATCAGCAGGCCAACGTTATACCGAAGCAGGAACAAGTTGAGGAAGGGATGAAGCTGTTCACTGAAGACAACTGCTTTATCTTTGATCACTTTGGTTCGACAGACAGTGCCGACTTGCTAAAGCGTATGGCTTTCTTGGCGACGGGTGCCGGGTGTCGCTGGATTATCTTTGACCACATCACCCTTGCTACGACGTTAGGCTTTGACAGTGACAGCAGTGGCCTAACCGAGCGACAAATGATTGACGCTATCACCACACGCATTCGCAGTCAGATTGTCGAAGGGTGCGGCGTCGGGGTTATCATGGTGAGCCACACACGAAAGGCAACGGGTGGCGGTGAGCATGCTGATGGCTCTGCGTCGGTGCGTATCAGTGACATTCGAGGCAGTGGGTCTATCGGCCAGCTAAGTGACGCCATTATTAGCATCGAAAAATATAAAGACGAAGACCGCGAGGTCGTGGATAATATGGTGCAAGTAAATGTTCTTAAAAATAGATGGTGCGGCCAGACAGGGTTCGCGGGACTACTGCGCTATGATGAAGACCGTGGCCTACTTGTCGAGGAACAGGGAGCGCCAGCAGAATTTTGATTTGCTCTATGACGTGCATGATCTTGCATGCGTGTACGCATATGATCGCCCTAAGTGGACTCCGTTTAAAGACAAGCTTGCCGAAGAAATCAGGCGACTTGAAAACGAGTTCGATTGTTTAGACGGGATTATCTCATTGCTGAAGCAAGGCGTTGGCTTGACCGCAGACGACCTCGTGCAGATGGGGTTCTGGTGGCGTAAGCCAAGCAACGCGTGGTCCGCTTTGCGGAGGGACGGTTACGATCTTGTGGCCTTTCGGACCGGGCATAGACAACGCCGCTACTATTTACGGGAGTTTGCACCAGATGTTACTTGCGGTGGACGGAGAGTTTGACAGCTTAGACCCAACGGTTTGCACAGCG